TTAGCGCCGGGTGATCCACGAATTGACGAGAGTGTGCGGTTTGAGTCGATGCTAGCGAAGGGTGTGTTAGCCTTTGGTAAGGATGTACCGCCACCACGCTTGGACTATGCTCGGAAGGCGATTGAGTATGTGTCTAGGAAAGTGAGGGCGGTTTTGCGTAAGGAACCGCGTTTTGTTTGTTCGGAAATGGAAGCGATAAATGGTAAGCCTGAGTTTTCTCATTGTGGGTCTTTGGAAATGGCATCGTCACCGGGGTATCCATATGTTCTCTTGAGACCCCTTGGCACCAAAGGAAAGGGATTTCTTTTTGGTGGGGATGATGGTGAGCGAGTTATAGTGAATGAGGAGTTGCGGCGTCGAGTTGATGATCGTGAGGTGAAATCGAAGAGGTTGGAGCGACCGCAGTCGTTTTGGCAAGCTCAGTTGAAAGATGAGTTGCGTCCTCTGGCAAAAATAGCAGTTGGGAAGACGCGAGTTTTCGTTTCAGCGAATGTGGATTTGACGATTGTGTGTAGGAAGTATATGCTTGCTTTTTCTTCGGCTATGTTCCGACATTGTTTGGACAAGGATTTTTTCTTCGCCCCGGGTATTGATTGTTTTTCCTATGATTGGACGGTTATGATGGATGGCCTGCGTACTGTGTCGGTTGATGGGTGTGCGGGAGATTTTGGGAAGTATGACACAAGTTTGAACGCGGTGTTTATGGATGCTATCTGTGATATTGCAAACGATTGGTTTGATGGTGATGAGTCATTTGTTGATACTGAAGAAAATAAGAACGTGCGAAGAACGTTGTTCCATGAATTTATTCATACGATGATCCTGGTTGGAAACACGGTGTTGGTTAAACATCATGGGAATGGCTCGGGTAATCCGCTTACGACGCTTATTAACACCATCTACAATGAAATCGGTCATGCATATGTGTATTTGTTAGTGGCTCCTGAGGACCAACGAGATTTGGCTTTTTATGATGCGAACGTGAGGAATAAAAGCTATGGGGATGATGTTATAACAGCGATACGTGCGAATATACAGCCGTGGTTCAATATGGTTTCGATTTCGGAAGGGTTTGCGTCCTTGGGTATGGAATATACGGATGCAGGAAAAACCGGTGCTGAGCTTGTTGCGATCAGACCCTTAGATGAGTTGACGTTTCTTAAATGTGGTTTCCGTCGTTATGGGAAGATGTGGTTTCCTCTGCTTTCGAAAGTTTCTATCCAGGAGTTGACGAACTGGGTGAGTAATACTGGCGATCCGTGGCTGATGTGCAAGGAGAACTGTACTGATGCGGTGAAGTTTGCGTTTTTTCATGGGGAAACATATTTTGGTGACGTTAAGAGGAAGATTGAGCGTGCGGCTTTAAATGATGGTGTTTTGTTTTCCTTGCCTGATGAAGAATACTATGCGCGAATCTTTGCGCATCGAGGAAAGATGCCGAGCCTGGCGTATCATGGGTGTGGAACGTTGGGCGTTGCAGAAGAGATGAAGTGGGGAGCAAGACCAATGTGTGTGCAATCCGGCCAAGCGAATCCCGATCCGTCGTTATCCGATGAGAAATTGGTAGTTGCTGACCATGTTGGTGTTACTACGGTTGAACAATCGGATACGGTGATGGTGACCAGGCCGGGGGAAACCATGATGGATGTGCGAGCAATGGCGGCGATGAATGACTATCGGTGGTCAATGGAAGAATTGGTTGGTCGGCCAACCTTGGTGTCAACCATCGATTGGTTGACCACGTTGGCGCGTGGGATGCCCTTGCTTACATATCTCGTTCCGGGCGATTTGATTGTTGATAACAGTGTTACCCATACCCCGTTTTTGTTGTATGCCGATTGGAGGGGTGATATCGAGGTTCAGATAAGTGTTACAGGAACAAAGTTTGTGGCTGGCATGTTAATAGCATATTTTGCACCTCTGACTTACCTTTCTGATGTGGCGCAAAGATTTTATGGGAATGAATCGGGCCAAACGAGTGTTCCACACGTGCTGATAGATCCGTCGGTTGATACCACTGCTATACTGAAGATCCCCTATGTGAGTATCCGGAATTTTATAAAACTGCGTGAACCTTCGACTTTCGATTTGTTGGGTACTTTGACAGTGGCCCCTCTGAATATTTTGCGTGTGGGGGCAGGGCAGCCTACTGCTGTGTCGGTTTCTGTGACGGTACGCTTTACGAATTGCACTTTTGCGAACCCTGTGCCTACTGAATTGTCTAGGACGTACATGAATGAACGGAAATATGATGAACGTCGTAGATATTTGGTAGATCAATTGAAAGATCTAGATCAAAAGCAGGGTCCGGTGCGGGAAATGCAGATCCAGGGAGCCGGTGTATCGAAAATAACGAATAACTATAATTTGCATAAGAGTGTTATGAAAGTGCTTGGGAATAACACTGCGACTACGGAGTTGGATCAGAAAGCAGAGGCTCGGGATAACAATGTTTCAATTCCCACCTTGGATTATCCGAATATTGGTTTGTCCCCTGAACCAATAGTTCGTAGTGCTATGGGGAATTTTGCAAATACAACGCAGATTGACCATAATGAGATGCTGAATCTGAAACCGGGGGCGTGTAACCATGCTACGCCTGAGACGTTTGGTTCCACCCAGGATGAGATGAGTTTTGATTACCTCAAACAGATACAAAATATTGATGGGATGGTTTCCCCTTATGCGTGGAGTACAACGAATGGTGCGGGGAGTCTGTTGGCGTGGCAGTATATGTGTCCGTTATCTCCGTCATTGCAAAATATGTATAGGCTTCATACGGGAGTGACTATGACGACGGTGGATTGGATTACTGCGCGGTTTTCTTTTTGGCAGGGTGACTTGCGAGTTCGTTTTCAGATTGTGGCGTCACAATTTCATACGGGGAAGTTGTTTTTGTCATTGATGTATGGTGTTGCGACCACGCCCACGGCGATGACCCTGGCCCAAGTGACAGCGGGCCGAGGTGTGTATTTTAGTCTAAACAACTTGGAGCATGATTTTGAGGTTGTGTTGTCGTGGAATTCTATTACTGATGTGCTGCGTACCCCCCGTGGTCCGAATTTTTCCGATGGGGTGACGCCATTGACGCCGGATTTGTTGTTGGAGTATTGTATGGGTACGTGGTCGTTGTGGGTAGTGGAGCCCCTGAGGGCGGCACCAGGTACGCCAACGGTGGTTGATATAAACTTGTGGCGGAGTGCGGGGGAGAATTACCAAGTTTATCATCTGGGTAGTAAGAACAACACTATAGTTCCCTATCAAGCAAGTTTAACGAAGCCTAAGGAGATGGATATCCAGAGTGGAATGGGGGAGTTGAATATGGCCCCGAAGGTGTCTAATCCTTTGGATCCCTTTGGTGAATCGATCAACCATGTTGGGGATGTTGTGAAACGGCGGGTTATGGTTGCGGTCCTGGATAACAATACGGTGAACACCCAAGGTATAAAAGGAATGTTTATGGTGGATATTGGGCGTATCTTATTTAATGAACCTGCTGACAATACTGGTGCTGCGACGACTCAGTATACTTATAATGGTGAGAGTGGGATGATACGTTGGTTTGGTTCCGGATACCGCGGGTATAGAGGTTCTGTGCGTTTTCGTGTTCAGTATAACCCTACCTTGCAGTCTTATCCAGGTGGTAGCAATTATGGGAGTGATACACCGATTGGGGCCATGTATGTGGGATGGGACACATTCTCGTTCTTTACGGGGGGGTCAGACATGACGTCGATGACTCCAGGCTTTAAGAATCTTGTTCTTGCGACGACAAAGCCTGGTCTGGTGCCTGGGGTATCGAACGTCGTGTGTCCTGCGTTGCCCGGGACGTGGAGTGATCCTGGTGCGAATTATGTTAGTGTAGAGGTGCCATATATTTCGTTGTATAAGTTTTTGATTTTGGTCAACAACAATGCAACGGAAGGAAACTCGAATTACAATTCCGTAGGCTCTCTTATCGTTAGTTTGCAAGGTGCTGAGCCCGTGGCGAACTCGGGTAATGCGCAAATCCAAGTTTCTGCAGGTAGAGCATATGTATGGGCCTCTGGGGGGGATGACTTCCGGTTTGGCATCTACATGGGGCCCCCTTTATTTGCGTTGTTGCCGTCGAATGTTGGCGATGATACGTATGGGGCCTAGTTTTAAAGGGATGTTTGGTTTTTGACCAGTGATAGATAGGCTGTGGTGTATGCATTCCTGTGTGACCCGAATAGGTGATCT